CGGCAATTCAATCCCTACCGCGGGCCGGCCTCGACGCTGACGGGCGCTGACGCCAGCATCCTGTTCGCGGGCGCGCCCAATGCCGACGTGGTGCTGCAGAACCCCGCAGGTGTGGTGGTGAATTTCGGGAGCGTGACCGAGGTCGACACCATCGGGGTGCTCCAGGGCGGCGCGGCCCCGCTCGCCAACGTGGCGCTCCAGGTCTTGACGTCACCCGACGGGGTCAACTTCACGCTGTCCCAGACGCTGCCCTCGACGACGCTGACGCCTGGGCAGTGGTATTACGCGGACCTCCAACCAGCGGTCTTCGCGCAATACGTCAAACTGGCGCTGCCGGGCCAGCAGGTCCTGGCCGAGACCGGGGTCGCGATCCTGGCCGAGACCGGACAGGCGGTGCTGTCCGAGACCACGGGGCCGTGGACGGTCAATCAGTTCATGTTCGGGCTCTCGAACCACACGACGATCGAGCTCGGCAAGCTCAACATGGACGATTACTGGAACCTGCCGAACCTCAACTTCCAGGGCGACCGGTCGGTATCGTGCTTCGTCGACAGACCGTTGGCGCAGCCGGTGATCAAGATCTGGCCGACTCTCAACCAGAACGGCTTCTACAACGGCACCATCGTCGCGCTGGCGCGGCGCTTCATCCAAGACCCCGGCGACATGACCAACGGCGTCGAGGTGCCGCCGCGCTTCCTGGAGGCGCTGCAGTGGAGGCTGGCGGCCAAGGCCATCTATGAGTTTTCCGACGAGGAGAAGAACGGGCAGCCCAGCTACTTCACCCTGATGGCGAAGCAGCAGCGGATCCAGAACGTCGAGCAGGCGGCGCAGAAGGCCGAAATGCTGGCCTGGGCCGAGGAACGCACCGGAGGGCCGCTGCGGATCGCGCCCTCGATCAGAGGATACACCGCCTGATGCCGCTGTACCTCAACACCCGCGGGCGCACCAAGATCGCGATAGGAATCTGTGGGCGCTGCAAAATTAAGTACCCGTACGACGAGCTCGTCGAGGACGGCAACGAGCCTGGTCTATGGGTCTGCAAGGACAAGGGCTGCCGGGATCCGATCGACCCGTGGCGGCTGGCGCCGCGCGAGACCGAGGACATCTCGCTCGAACACGCGCGCCCGGACTTGAAGCTCGGGCTGCAGCAGGGCTCGACTCATGTCTACGCCAACGAGATCCAGGCCGTGCTCGGGACCGGTGGTGGCGTGGCGGTTGGTGTGGGCGGCGGTGGTGGCGACATCGCGCTCGCGCCCCCGGTGGTAAAGCTTTTGCCCGAGATCCCGTGGCAGCCGAACACGACCTTCGCGATCGGGGCCGAGGTGACGCCGGGTGTTGCGACCGGCTTCAACGCCGCCGGGACCGAGATCTGGCGTTTCGTCTGCGTGCTGCCGGGCCAGAGCGGTGCCATGCCGCCGGTGTGGCCGACGAACCAGGGGGTGACGGTCGAGGACGGTACGATCCTGTGGCTCAACAACGGGCTGTTCTTCCCATGAGGCGTCTCTTCGCCATCCTGGCGCTCCTGCTGTTGCCGCTCGCGGCCGCGGCGCAGAACGTGCCCGGCAATGCGCTGCCGCCGGCGTCGACGCTGAACGGGCAGGAGCCGGTCGTCGTCTTCCAGAACGGCCTCGCGCGGCAGACGACGACATCGGCGATCGCCGGGCTCTCGTCCGGCGGTCTGCAGAACATCCCGAGCAACACCGTGTTGTCGAACTTGTCCCTGATAACGGGGTTGCCGATCCCGAACCCGCTGTCGTCGATCATCGACGCCATGGCGTGCACGAACCAGGGCTCTGTGCTGGTCCGCGGCGCGACGACATGGCAATGCCTTCTGCCGGGACCGTCGGGCCAGATCCTGACCGCCAACGGCACCGGCCAGCTGCCGGCCTGGACCTCGTCCGGAACCGGCAGCGTCAACGGGCCAGGCTCGACGACCTCGGGCGACGTCGCGCTCTGGAACAGCAGCAACGGGACGGTGCTCAGCGATTCCGGTCTCTCGATCGCGAACTCGGGTGCGGCGCTGTGCCCGACGAATGCCGTCGGCTGCGTCTATTCCGGCAATCTGACGTCTCAGGGTGCTGTTGCGGTCGGGAGCCCGACCGGCGGCCTGCTGTCCGCGGGTACGGTCAATGCCCAGGCGGTGGACGTCAACAACGTGCCGGTCCTGACCGCAAACCAACTGATCACGCTGTCGGGCGCCGTCACGGGCTCCGGCACGACCGCGATCACGACCACGATTGCCGGCAACAGCATTACGAAGGCGCAGATCGTCAATTCGGCCGCGAATTCTGTGCGCGGCAACAACACGGGGTCGCCGGCGAGCGAGATCGACCTGACGCCGTCCCAGGTCCTGGACATCATCGGCACAAGCCAGGGCGCGCTGCTGACGCGTGGGGCGTCTCTCTGGGCGCTTCTGCCGCCCGGCACCGCGGGGCTTCCGCTGTTGAGCGGCGGCGCCGGTGCGGCGCTCTCCTATGGCACGCTCGGCGTCGGCGCGGGCGGCACAGGATTGACCTCGGGAACGGCGGGCGGCGTCTTGGCCTTCACCGGCACCGGCATCTTGGCGTCATCGGCCGCGCTCACGGCAAACGCGCCGGTGATCGGCGGCGGTGCCGGGGCGCCGACCTCGGGCACGCGCTCGGGCAACACCACCACGTTCGTGACCACGACGGGCACCCAGACGTCGGGCCATTGCGTCTCGATCGACGCCAACGGAAACCACATCGATAACGGTGCCGCCTGCGCGGTCGCGGGTGGCTCGGGCACCGTCAACAGCGGCTCGACTGGCCAAGTAGGCTTCTATTCATCGAGCGGAACCGCGATCTCGGGCACGCCAAACCTCACGATCTCGAGCGGCGTCCTGACGGTTGGGCAGGCGAACTCGATCTTGGGCGAGGTTCTGCTCGAGGGTAGCGCCTCCGGCACCATCACGATCGCACCGCAGGCGACCGCCGGCACCTACAACTTCAATCTGCCGACCGCAGCAGGGTCCAGCGGCCAGCCGCTGCTGAGCGGTGGTGGCGGTGCCGCCGCGATGTCGTTCGGCACGCTTGGCCCGACCGCCGGCGGCACGGGACTCGCGACAGGAACTTCAGGCGGGGTACTGGCATTCACGGGATCGACGACGATAGCGTCATCGACAGTTCTCTCGGCCAACAATCCCGTGATCGGCGGCGGCGCCGGGGTGGCGCCATCCAGCGGCGCGCGCTCGGGCAACACCACTACCTTCGCCACCACATCCGGAAGCCTGACGTCAGGCGACTGCGCGAAGATCGACCCAAACGGCAATATCGTCGACCAGGGCGCAGCCTGTGGCACCGGGTCGGGCACCGTCAACTCGGGCACTGCGGGGCAAATTGCCCGATACGGCACGAGCGGCACGACGCTGTCTGGCACCAACACCTCGGGCACCAGCGCGACCGTCGCTACGGCCGCCGGGGCACTGACGAACGGCCATTGTGCCCAGTTCGATGCCAGCGGCGACGTCATCGACGCCGGGCAGTCGTGCTCGGTCGGCGTCGGCAGCGGCGTCACGTCCGTCACGGCAGGCAATGGCCTCACGGTTTCGCCCGGCAGCACCGGCGGCGCGATCACGACGACCGGGACCGTGACGGTCTCGAATCTCGTCAATGCGCAGACGGGCACGTCATACGCAGTCGCGAACAGCGACCAGGGCAAACTGGTCACGTTCAGCAACGCATCAGCCGTCGGAGTGACGATCGCGCAAGCCGGGCAGAGCGGCAGCTTTCTTTCCGGGTGGAGCGCCGACTTCGAGAACCTCGGCGCCGGTACGGTCACGGTCACGCCGACGACCAGCCGCATCGACGGCGGCACATCGATCGCGCTGACGACCAACCAGGGCGTCCGGATCTTCTCGGATGGCTCGAACTACGAGACGCAGCGCGGGATCGGTGGCGCCAGTGGCCCATCGGCCACCAAGGTCACGCTCTTCAACAGCAGCGGCACGTACACACCTGCCACGGGCGCGGTCGCTACTTGCGTTCTGGTGGTCGGCGGCGGCGGGGGTGGTGGCGGTGGAGCGCAGACGACTTCCGGGACGGCAGCGAGCGGCGGCGCAGGCGGCGGCGGAGCCAGCCCCGTCTATTCATGTTTTCGTACCAGTGATCTAGGCGGAAGCGTCACGGTCACGGTCGGTGGGGCGGGCACGGCGGGGACGGGCGCCACAGCTACCAGCACTGGCGGCGCCAACGGCGGTCAGGGCGGTGTCTCGAAATTCGGAACATTTATTGGTGCTGGCGGCGGCGGCGGCGGTCAAGGCGGGCAAATCAGCGCGAGCGCGACCAGTGGTGGCGGCGGCGCACCAGGGTTCACAACACTCTCTTCCGGCTCCACAGCGGGTAACGGTGGCACAATCGGGGCAGGAAACCAGCTCACCGTTGGTTCCAACGGCAACCAAGGGAGCACGTTCTCTAATGCCACGCTCTACGGCGGCGGCAGCGCCGGTGGCGGTTGCAGTACGTCGAATGGTGGTGGCGGCGGCGCCGCTATTTGGGGTGCGACTGGTGGTGGCAACGGCGGGTGGATTACGGCCACACCGGCCCAGGAGCCCGGGGGTAACGGCGGCGTAAATCCATGGGGTACGGGTGGCGTAGGCGCGGCTGCAAACACGAGTGCAACGCCTCAGTCGAGCCAACCAACCGGCGGCGTAGGAAATGGCGGCGGCGGCGGCGGCTCCTCGATCACCACCACCGGCGGCGCTGGCGCGGCCGGGCAGTTCCCGGGTGGTGGCGGCGGCGGCGGCGGTTCGGCTCTCAACGGGAGTACCGGCGGTGGTGGCGCATTGGGCGGCGGCGGCCAGGTCGTGACGTGGGAGTATTTCTGATGAAGAGTCTTCTGTGCGCGATCTTGGCCCTGGCGCTGCTCACAGGCGCGGCCGAGGCCCAGGGCGTCAAGATCTCGGGATTTCCTCCCGCGGGCGCGCTCTCGGGCGGCGAGCTCGTGCTCGGCGACCAAGCCGGGGTCACGAGCACGTTCACGGCACTGCAGATCAAGGCCTTCACCAACACGATGGCCGCGATCGTCGGCGGCACGATGGACAATGTCGTGGTCGGCGGCATCACGCCCGCGTCTGGGACCTTCAGCAGCCTGCGGAGCGCGGGCGCGATCCTGACCGGCGGCACGATCGACAACACCGTGATCGGCGGCTCGACGCCGGCGGCCGGGACCTTCACGACCTCGAGCTACACCGGTCTCAACATCCCGGGCTCCGGGGTCGGCTTCTATCAACCCGCCACCAGCACGCTCGGCTCGTTCACGAACGGCGCCGAGGTATGGCACGCCGACAGCAGCCAGCATGTGATCTACGGATGTGCCGGCTGCACGAATACGACTCAGGACTTCATCGACCTCCGCAAGAGTGTCTCGGGCGGCACATCGGAGATCCGGGTATCCAACGCCAACACGGCGGCGAGCACCCAGGCTAGCCTCCAGCTCGCGACCGGAACCGCGAGCTCGACCGAGATCCTGTCGCTGGTCGACGGCGCGACACCGACGGCCAAGCTCGCGACCGGCGCGGGCGTCACGGGCGGGATCACGATCGACGCGAGCGCGGCGACGGGCGCGCCGCTCAACCTCAAGGCCAACACGGCGATCGTCGTCCAGTCGCCGGTCAATGTTTCTAACCTGCTTCTAAGCACGGCGGCGCCCACGATCTCGTCTGGCTTCGGCTCAACGCCGTCCGTGACCTTGAGCAACGGCACGGCGGCTTTCCGGGTCAATGTCGGGACCGGCGGCTCCGCGACCTCGGGCGTGATCGGCTTGCCGACGGCGGCGAATGGCTGGAACTGCTACGCGACCGACATCACCACGCAGTCGACGACGGTCTTCCTGACCAAGCAGACGGCGTCATCGGCTAGCTCGGCGACGATCGGTAATTTCAACACGGCGGGCGCCGCTGCGGCATGGGTCGCGAGCGACATCTTGGCCGTGAGCTGCTTCGCGCTCTGATGCCGACCTTTATGACATACGGGTCGCTGATCGGCGACCTGCAGGCGTACCTGGAGCGCGGCGGCAGTGCGGCGACGGACCCGACCGTGTTCGCGCAATTGCCGCGGCTCGTGAACGCGACCGAGCGCAAGATCATCCAGTATCTGAAGCTCCAGGGCTTGCTCGAAGTCTTGACCGATCCCGGCGGCGGCCAAGTCGGGGGATCAATGCTCACCCAGGGCGTCGCCGTCTATACGAAGCCCGACCGGTGGCGTCAGACGGTATCGATGAACTACGGCTCTGGTGGCAACTTCAACCGCAGGACAGCGCTGTTCCCGCGCTCCTACGAGTACTGCCGCGGCTTCTGGCCCGACGACAGCGCCACGGATCCGACGAAGCCGCCGACCTTCTACGCCGACTATGACCTGACGCATTGGCTCATCGTTCCGACACCGGCCGCGAACTTCCCGCTCGAAGCGCTCTGCTACATGCAGCCGCCGCTGCTCGACCCGAGCAACCAGACCAACTTCTTCACCCAATACACGCCCAACTGCCTGCTCTACGGCGCACTGCTGGAGGCCTCGCCCTTCATCAAGAACGACCCCAGGATCGCGACGTGGCAGGACTGGTGGGACAAGGAGTTGACGTCATTGGCGCAGCAGGACCTTCAGAAAGTGCTGGACCGCTCGCAAGTTCGAAGGACCGCCTAGATGGCGTTCTCGGACAAATTCGGCGGCAACCCACAGCGGCCGGCGTTCGCGCAGTACTTGGCGCTATTGCTGGCCGCGACGGTCACGCCCCTGGTCTGGCCGATCGAGACCGTCGAGGGCGTGCCCTATGTGGCCGCCGAGCTCGACGTGACACCGACGGCGGCGAATCAGTCGCTCGCGATGCCGGCCGCCAACCAGGGCAGCACCGGGATCGCTTCCATCGTCACCAACGTCGGGGCCCTGGCCTTCACCCTCACGGACGGCGCTGGCAACCAAATCGTAGTGATCCAGCCCGGCGTCTCCTGGATCATCAGCGTCACGAACAACTCAAGCGTCGCGGGCCTGTGGCGCGCGTATCAGCTTGGCGCCACGGTCTCGAACGCCTCCGCGGGGCAATTGGCGGACAACGAGACCCTGCAGGCCAACGGCTCGACGCTCAACGTCTTCTTCCCGACCAATTACCTGATCCAGAACACGACGCTGCAGCCGCAAAACCGCGGCTCCATGAACGTCTGGCAGGGCTCTGTCGCGCAGCCGAACGGCACCTATGTCCTCAGCCCTTCCGCGACCTTGACCGCGGGCTGGTTCGCCTTCATGGCCAACGAAAGCCTAGGTACGCTGACGATCCAGCCGTCGAACTCCGAGACCATCAATCTGCAGTCGAACCTTGTGCTGCAGCCCGGCAACGCCGCGATGGTCATCTGTTCGATCGTCAACGGGGTCGGGATCTTCAACGCCTTCGGTCTCCAGCCCTCGCCGCTGCCGGTCAACCAGGGCGGCACCGGAGCCACAACACCGACCGCGGCGCTGACGAACTTCGGCGGCACCACCACGGGCATCGGGCTCTTCACGTCGGCGAGCGCTGCCGCCGCTGTTGCGCTCCTGGGCCTGCAGACGGTGCAGTTCACCGAGTCCACGATCGCGACCAACCAGACCCTGACCTTGAGCTCGACCCAGACGGTCTTTGTCGCGACCGCGGCGCTGGCGTTGACCTTGCCCCTGAGCACGCTACTGACGACGAAGTATGTCTTCTGCGTCTTCGCCCAGGGCGGCGCCGTCACGGTCACGCCCCAGGTCTCGGACAAGATCAACAACGGCACCGCGGGCGCCAACTTCACCGTCACGGCCGGCACCTCGGCCATGTTCGTCACGGACGCCAACGGGAATTGGTGGCCGGTATTTTCCGCCACCGCCGGCACCGTCTCGAGCGTCGGACTCGCGTCATCGGCCGAATTCGCCGTCTCGGGCTCGCCCGTGACCACGACGGGGACCTTGACGTTCTCGTCCGTGACGCAGGCACCGAACACGGTCTGGGCGGGCCCAACCTCGGGCGGCGCTGCGCAGCCGAGTTTCCGCGCGCTAGGCGGCGCCGACGGTGCCGTACCGTCGGGCACCGTGATGGCCTCCGCTGCTGTCCAGACACCCGCGGGCTATCTGCTCTGCGACGGCACCGCAGTGAGCCGCACGACCTTCTCGACGCTCTTCAACGCCTGCACGTTCCAGACCACCGGCAACATCACCAACGGCTCGACCGGCATCACCAACGTTGGGTCGACGACCAACTTGGTCGCCGGCATGCCGATTTCGGCTCCGGGCCTCCCGACCGGCACGACGATCACCGCCGTCGGGGCTGCGACCATCACGCTATCCCAAGCCGCAATCGCGACCACGGTCGGCGTCGCGCTCGTGATCGCGCCTTACGGTGTCGGCGATGGATCGACCACCTTCAACGTGCCGGACATGCGCGGCCGCGCGCCCTTCGGCGCCGACAAGATGGTCGGATCCTCGGCCGGTGCAGCCGGACGCCTTGGCAGCAATAGTAGCGCCGGCGGGTTCTCCAGCACGGTCACGATGGGCACGGGCGGCGGCGCTCAGACGCACGTGCAGACGGCTGGAGAGCTTGTCTCGCACAGCCATGCGAACACACTGAACGACCCGACGCACTTTCATCAGCAGCTAGGCGGAGCCGGCAATAACGACGGCGCCGGTGGTAACGGGCCGGGAACCAATCCAGGCAATACCGCCGCCGCATCCACAGGCATCACAATCACCAATGTCGCGACTGGCGGCGGTGCGGCGATGAACATCACGCCGCCGGGCCTCGCGTTTAACTGGTATGTGAAGACCTAGATGCCGCCCCAGGTCCAGCCGATCGCCGATGTCCCGATCTCTCTCGACTTCAGCCCCGGAGTGCAACGAGATGGCACGCGCTTCGACGCCAATCGCTATTTGCACATGCTTTGGTGCCGCTTCCGGAATTCCCGCCCGCGCAAGATCCTGGGCTATGTGGCCGCGTTCCAGGGCCTGAACGGCGTCCCGCGCAAGATCCATATCTACTATTCCGGCGATCTGATCATCGTCCATGTCGGCACCACGGCCGGCATCCAGCAGGTGATCCTGGACCCGAACGGCAATTTCATCAGCTCTGCTGACCGAACGCCGCTGGGCGGGGGCTTCCCCGGCGGCCCGGCGATTGGCTGGACCCTGGATGCGCTCTTCGACACCACGAGCACCGTCGTGCAACTGGTCGCCCATCCGGCGACCGATACGCAGTTTCTCGCCGGCGCTATCCCGGCCCTGCCGCTGGTCGGGCAGATCGATGCCCAGACACCGCTGCAGCAGGTCCAGCAGCCCGCCAACATCGGTGGCGGCATCTACATCCCGCCCTCGGTCACCGGCGGTATCGTGGCGGCCCAGCCCTACGTCTTCGCCTTCGGTGCCGGCGGTCAGGTCAACTGGTCGGCGCCGAACATCGTCAACACCCTCGGGGTCTCGCAGGGCACCACCGGGGCCGGCACGGCCAGGATCTCGGCGCAAAAGATCGTCTATGGCTATCCACTGCGGGGCGGCGGGGCGCAGAGCCCGGCGGCGCTCTTCTGGTCAATCTCCGAGCTCATCGGCGCCACGTTCATCGGCGGGACGCCGGTCTTCGCCTTCAACACGATCTCGCCCTCGACCTCGATCCTGTCCTCGGACACCGTGATCGAATACGACGGCCTCTACTTCTGGGCCGGCATCGACCGCTTCATGGTCTTCAACGGCACCACGGTCGAGGTCTTGAACACACAGAATCAGGACTGGTTTTTCGACAACATGAACTGGAATTACGCGGTCAAGTCCTTCGCGTTCAAGGTGCCGCGCTTCGGCGAGATCTGGTTCTGCGCACCGCTCTTCGGCGCCACGGAGCCGTCGCACGCCGCGATCTTCAATGTCCGCGAGAACGTCTGGTACGACACCGCGCTGCCGAACGGCGGCCGCAGCTGCGGCTACCTCGCCCAGGGCATCCGCTACCCGCTCATGGGCGGCTCGGTGCCCGGCCCTAACGGCAAGTACACGCTTTGGCTGCACGAGAACGGCTACGACCAGGTGACCCCGGGCCAAGCACCAGTGCCGATCCGGTCATATTTCGAGACACCGTTCATCGGCGGCATCAAGAACACGCCGCCGAACGACCAGGGCATGTCGGCGCAGCAGCTCGAGCCCGACTTCAAGCAATTCGGCGACATGTTCGCCTACATGCTGACGTCGGCGAATTCCTCGCACGCGCGCCAGGGCGAAGTCCAGGGGCCCAGCTTTCCGATCCGGTTCGTGCCCCAGGTTCCGCAGGAACAGTTGACCGGTCTCAAGAGTCCCGAGAGCACGGCGCGGCTGATGCGGCTGCACATCGAATCAAACGTGCTGGGCGGATATTACGAGTCCGGTCGCCACCTCCTGCACGCGGAGGTCGCCGATGCGAGGAGAACATCTTAGGCTCTCCAGACTTATAGTAGTTCTGCTACTTATTCTGTTATCAAATCAAGTAATGGCCGGCGGAGGCACAGATGGTGCAGTAGAAGTGCCGCCGGACTCAAGTGGGAAGCTAATAGACCACTCCGTCGTTACTACAGCACTTGGCAGTAGCGTCTATCGCCAGCGCTTCACATTCTGCGATTTCTCGACCGACAACTGCGTGCCGATCGGGTCGACCGGAAGCCTGCCGGTCCAGGTCCAGAACTCATCGATCGCCGTGACCCAGAGCGGGTCGTGGAATATCGGCATCACGGGATCGACAGCGGTGGTCGGATCGGCGACGCCGGGCGACAGCTTCGCGAACCCGACCACCGGCCTGATCGACTGGGCGCTGCTGGGTGGGTGGGATCCGGCGAACTCAGTGTGGCGCCGTATCCAGGTCGACACCGGGACCGGGCGCCTCGAGGTTGACCCGGGAGTCGTGGTCCTGGGTGCCGGCAGCGCCGCTGTTGGCTCGGTCTCGGTCAGCAACTTCCCGGCGACGCAAGCCATCAGCGCCGCATCGCTGCCGCTGCCGGCGAACGCCTCGCAAGAGACCGGCGGCAACCTCGCGACCCTGGCCGGCGGAGTGACCGGCTCGAAGTACCAGATCCGCGCGCTTACGAGCGCCGACGTCGTCGCGATCACGGGCGCGTCGACGCCAGGCGATGCTGTCGCGAACCCGACCTCGGCCGCTCTGGTCGAGAGCCTGCTCGAGGGCTGGGACGCCACCAATACGGTTTGGCGCCGCCTCCAGGTCGATGCCGCCACGGGCAGGCTCGAGGTAGACCCCGGCACCGTCACGGTCACGGGCACTGTGGCGGCGACGCAGAGCGGGACTTGGACGGTCCAGCAGGGCACCCCGCCATGGGCGCAGAACTCTACACAGTTGGCCGGCTCGACGCTCGGCGCGCCTTCGGCCTATGGCACGTCGCCTGGCGCCGTGACGGTCCCGGGCGTCAACGCCTTCATCACCAACACGCCGAGCGTCGCGCAGAGCGGCTCGCCCTGGGGCGTGTCCGGCACCCTCACCTCGAACCAGGGAACCGCGAACACCGTTGCGAATAGTTGGCCGGTGGAGCTCACCAACGGCACCAACACCACGGCGGTCAAGGCCGCCAGTACTGCGGCGGCGGCCACCGACCCATCGGCCGTAGTCGCGCTTTCACCGAATTCCCCGCTGCCAGCGGGCACGAATGCGCTCGGGACTGTCGCCCTTGGCGCCGGCTCGGCGGCGGTCGGCACGGTAACGCTAGGGGCTGGCAGCGCCACCATCGGGGCCCTGACTGCAAACCAGTCGGTAAGCCTCGCCCAGGTCAACGGCGTCACGACGCTGACGGGCGCGGGCGCGGTCGGGACGGGATCGGCGCGCGTTGCCGTTGGGCAGGACACGACCACGATCGCGGGCTCGGCCCCGGGCACGGCCGGCACCCCCTCGGCCAACGTCATCACGGTCCAGGGCGTCGCCAGCGGAACCACGTTGCCCGCGAGTGCGCCGGACACGGTTGTCAACTTCTCGGGCCTAGCCGCCGTGAACGCGGCAGCGGCAATCACGGTCTCGGGTACGCAGAGCGTCGGTGCCGATGTCACCGGGACTTTCGTCGCCACGGTCGTCGCCGAAGGCTCGGTCGACGGCACGAACTGGACCCTCCTGACCGTCGTGACCCCGAGCGGCGGCGCTGGACCGGCCCTGACATTTGCCTCGATCACGGGCCCGGTCACGGTCTCGCTCGAGCCGACCGCCGGCATGTCTCAGGTACGTCTGAGGGTTTCGGCCTTTACCTCGGGCTCGGTCGGCGGGCAGATCCGGGCCTCTTCGCAGCCGGCCGCAGTCACCAACGTCGAGGTCAGCGGCGGCACCGCCACGGCCAATCAGGGCACGGCGAACACGGCCACCAACGGCTGGCCGGTGAAGATCACAGACGGGACGAGCATCGGCGCCGTCAAGGCCGCGAGCACCGCAGCCGTTGCTGCCGATCCTTCGCAGGTCGTGGCGCTGTCGCCGAATTCTCCATTGCCTGCTGGGTCGGCCGTCATCGGAGCCTTGACGGCGAATCAGTCTGTGGCGCAAGGCACGGCCGCGGCGGCATCCGGCGCCTGGACGGCCAAGATCACGGACGGAACCAACGTCGGGGCTGTCAAAGCGGCGTCGACCGCCGCGGCTGCAACGGATCCGAGCGTTGTGGTGGCGATTTCACCGAACTCGCCGTTGCCGGCGGGAAGTGCCGCGATCGGGTCTGTAACGCAGGGCTCCGCCAACACGGTCGCGAATGGCTGGCCCGTCAAGATAACGGATGGGACTAACACCGGAGCGGTCAAAGCGGCCTCGACAGCTCCGGCCGCAACCGATCCAGCGCAGGTAGTCGTGCTCTCGCCGAACTATCCGGCGATCACGCCTGTCGTTACCGCGACCGCAGCGGCTTCTAAGGTGCTCAAAGCCGCGGCCGGAAACCTCTATTCGGTCAACGCGACGAACCAGACGACGACGGCCGGCTTCCTGGTCGTCATCAACGCGACCACGGCGCCGACCACGGGCTCGACCATCACGCCGCTCTCCTGCGCGCCCCTGCCCGCGAGCGGCAGCGCGTCGATAAATTACGGTCAGGTCCCGGCGGCATATTCGACCGGGATCACGGCCATGCTCACGAGCGCGACGACGTGCTTCACCTTCACCAGCGGCACGATCACCGGATTTATCTCGGGGTTGATCCAATGAAGAGGCGCCACGTCATTTTCGCGTTTCTCGGCCTCGCGCTGTTCCTGGCCCTCGCCGTCGTGGCGACCCATTGGACAGGCTTGAAAGCGCAAGACATCGCCACGGGGTCTAGTTCCTATCCCGCAGGCTGCCAGGCCATAAACGCCGAGATACCGCCGGAGGGCGTGCCCTTTACAAGCGTCTGGTATGTCTGCGATCTCGTGGGCAAGACCATCACGATGCCCTACGCCAACAAGGAGAACTTCGTCTCCGGGTCGGGCTCGCAGACGAGCACGACGCAGACCCAGATCATCGCCGCCCAGGCCGCTGGGGTTAAGATCTACGTGACGGCGATTCAGTGCGGAAACACGGGCACGACTACCTCGCTCGTCACGCTGAACGATACGTCGGGCTGGAGCATGCCGAATCCGGCGGGCGGGGGCTTCGCAATCTCGTTCCCGACGCCGCTGGTCGTGGCGGCCGCTACAGCGCTCAAGTTCACGCCAGGGAGTGCGAGCTCGACACAAGTGTGCAATTCCCAGGGGTATGCTGGGTCTTAAAAGGGAGAAGGGATCAAATGTTCAGAAAACCGGTTCTAGCCGCCGTCCTGTTGCTGCTCGTCTCCGTTCAGCGCGCCGATGCCGCTGCAACAGCCTCGCCGAACTTGACCGACCAGACGTGGCTGTCCCAGGACCCGACGTTCCAGAACCGCGTGCGCGAGTCGTTCATTAACTACTGCAACACAACGATTCTGGTGGAGAACGGGACGACGGCGATCAACCACATCAAACGGATCAACTTCTGCTCGTCGCTCATTGCGACGATCGGGGCGCTCGACAACTTCAAGGTGAACATGGCCGAACTGGTCGCGGCGAACGGGACGGTCATCTCGGACGCGACGGTGGCCGGCGCTACGCCGATCACGTCGGCGGCTATCGCGATTACCCAGGCCGCGATCATCCCGGATTCGGACATCAATAACGCGATGGGCGCCTCGTTCAACCTCTTCTTGAGCTACCCGTAGAGTGCTGCGTTTCGCGACATGGGCAGGTCTATGGCTAGCGCTGCTGTGGGCGCTACCGGCGGTCGCCGCGAACCCCACTGTCGTCGCTGGCACGGTCAACGCTCAGAATTTTGCCGTTGGCACAAGCGCCGCCGTTTCCAGCACCGGCTCCGTGACGGCCGGCGATCTGGAGATCGTGGCGATCCAGATATACGGAGGCGTGAGCGCCCCAACCGGGATCAACACCGTGGGTGGCATGACCGCCCTGATCCCGACGACGACGATCCAGACCTTCACGTCGATCGCGGTGTTTTACAAGGTCGCCACCGTTACGGGGGCGTTCTCGGATACGGTCCAGTGGACGAATTCTTCGTCGCACGGCAACTGGGCGTTCTTCGAGATTTCCGGACAGGCCACGTCGCCCTTCGACGGCGCTGCCGTTACTTCGGCAAACCCGACATCGCTCACGCCGACGAGCCCGTCGATCACCCCAACGACAGGAAACCTTACCGACCTGTTGATCTGCCTACTGTTCGACGCGTCCGGTGCGAGCCCGGCAGATACGCTTGGCGCGCCGAGCGGGATGACGGTGATCTCGGACGCCAATGGCGCTACAGGCGGCATATTCTTCTTCGGGAGCGCTTATCTGAAGCTTTCGAGCGCCTCCGCGACCGGGACCAAAGCGTGGTCCCTGTCGCCGCTATCCGAGCCGACGTATGGCGCCTCGCTCCTGGTCAAGCCTGGTCCGCCCGCGTGCCCACACCGCTTGATGCTTCTCGGAGTAGGCTGCTGATGTCCGGCGGACTTTGGTTTTTTTTCTGGAACACGGCTTCATGGGCGCCGGGGCCAGGGCCGTCGTCGACAACGGTCAAGCCCAGCATCTTCATCGTTGATCCCAGGTTCACGACATGGGACCGCTGGACAGCCCAGATGCTTCAGTCGCATCTACAGCTCGGGCCGTCCGGCGCCATGAAGGAGGTGCCGGAATCGCAATGGCGAAGCTGGGCCGACCTCTTCGTCAGCCTGCCGAATAACGCCGGTCTAGGCTTGCCGCGGTCGCAGTTCTTCAAGGACTGGCGGCATTGGGCTTTCGCGGTCAACGGCATTCTGTGGGTGACGGGTTGAAGGCTCGGGCAACTTCCGATATAGTCGTCTCGCGCTGGCCCCTGGCGACCGGCGATGCCGCAGCATCGCAGAGCGCCGCGTGACCCAGACCCCATCCCCTACCCGATCACTTTGTCCCGCTTGCTACAGGGACCTGCTTGCGTCCGTCCTCGAGCGCGGCGGCGCGGTGTGGATGACGAAGTCCTGCCCCGCCCATGGCGACTTCGAGTTCATGCTGGACCCGTCGGCGGCCTTCTGGCGCGATTGCCAGCAACCCACAGGTACGGTGCCGGACATCGCCGCCTACAACAACGTGACGATGCTGGACATCACGAATCACTGCCAGCTCAAGTGCCCAAACTGCTATCAGGACCCGAATAACGCCACCGTCGACCGCTCGCTCGAGCACGTGGTCGCGGAGGCGCTCGGGAGCCCGACCCCGATGGTCTGCCTCATGGGCGCCGAGCCGACGATGCGGCCCGACCTGCCCGAGATAATCCAGGCCATCATCGCCGGCGGCAAAGGCGTCACGATCACGACCAACGGGATCAGGCTGGCCGATCCTGGCTATGCCAAGCGGCTCCACGCCGCAGGCCTGCGCCACGCCTCGGTCTCGGTCCACGACGTCGATTACAACGGCGAGCGCGCGCACGCCAAGGCACTCAGGGGTCTGATGAACGCCGTGGACCTCGGCTGGCGGCTCACGCACGTCAATTTCACCATCGTGGACTTCGATCGGTCATTGAAGCTCGCGGCGCAGCAGATCGTCGCCCTGGCGGGCGTTGGCGTGCGACCTCGGCATTTCTGCATCCGCATCGCCGCGCACATCGGGCGACAGTTCCAAGACAGCGGCCCGATGTGGATGTCGCAGGCCGCCGCGGCCTTCAGGGCGCTGTTCGGCGCCGGTTGCCAAATCCCGGATGGCGAGGGCAACAATCCCTATCGCATCGTCCACCGCTGCGGCGACATCAAGATCGCGCTCATCCGCTGGCCGACGGTCGAGACGATCGACATGCGCTGGATGAATGGCCGCGGGCCCTGGGCGAGTTTCGTCCCCGGTACGATCGGCACCGGCGCGATCCAAATCATAATGCGAGAGGGCATGCGCAAGGGCTGGTGGCAGGGCCAGCGGCTGGTGCCGGACAACCCACTCGTGTCCTTGATGGATCCCGGCCGCGAGGCCGCGGCGCTGGAGCTCTTGTCTTGACCGCCCCCTTCATCATTTTCGCAGCTCCGCGCTCCAGGACGGCATGGTGCGCGCGCTGGATGACCTTCGCGGGCTGGCAGTGCCGTCATGACCTCGTCGCCTGGCTCGCCGACTTCGACCTGATCCGGAAGGCTCTGGAGTCTCCGCAGACTGGCGTCGCCGACACCGGCATGGCGCACGGCTGGCGCCGGGTCCGCGGCGTCTTCCCTGATGCCCGGTTCGCCGTGCTGCGCCGGCCGCGGCACGAGATCGAAGCAAGCTTGGCGCGCCAAGGTGTCGATCCCGCTTGGGTGGACCTGACGACGATCGAGCGCTGCCTTGACGAGATCGCGGCACTTCCGGGCACGTTGGTGATGGATTGCCAGGACCTGTCACGCGAGAACCCCGCGCGCCGGCTCTGGGAATTTTGCGTCACCGGTGTCCCGTGGGCACGGTGGTGGTGGGATCTGATGCGCCACACCAACATCCAGATCGACATGCGGGCCCGACTGCTGCTGATGCAGGAGAATCGGGACAAGATCGCTTGGCTCAAGGAGCGCGCCCGTGATCACGTATCGGCGTGAGACCTGGGCGCAGTTCCACCCCGACTGCCTGCCGCTCTTGCGTATGCACCACGACGAGCTCGACCCCGACGCCGGCTTCGCCCCCGACATCGCGCGCAGCAAGGCCGCAGTCGACGGCAACGTCGCCCAGGTCGTCACGGCTCGAGACGGCAACCGCCTCGTCGGCTACTGCATCTTCTACGTCGCGCCCAATCTCGAGGACAACGGCACCCTGGCGGCATGGCAGGGTCCGTGGTTCATCGATCCCGACAACCGCGGCGGCACGGTCGCGTACCGGCTGTTCAAGGCCGCGGTCGACGAGCTCGCGGCCGTGGGCGTCAAGCGCGCGTTCCCGCACCACTGGCTCGTCGGCGACTCGCCCAAGGCCGGCCGGATCTTCGAGGCCATGGGCGCGAAGAAGATCGAAGAGGTCTACGTCATGGACATACCAGCGAGGAGCGCCTGATGGCTTGCGTTTCGATTCCGGCCGCGGCGATCGCCGGCGAGGGCGCGGCAGATGCGGGAGCGGCAGCGGCGGTCGGCGCAGGGGCCGCGGGCGCGGCCGACGTCGGCGCGACCGCCGCTGGCGCGGGGCTCGGCAGCGGCGTCATCGATGCCGGGACTATCGCCGGTGGTGGGCTGTCTAGTGCTGATCTGGCCGCCGGCGCCGATGCCACGCTGGGTCCGTTAACGCAGGGCGTTGATGCGGCCGCGCCGGGCTTCGACATCGGCGCCACCGATCTTGGCGGCCTCCAGGGCGGATTCGGCGGCCTTGAAGGCGCCGGCAGCGGCACGCTTCCGGGCGCTGCGCCGGGCTTTTTCAGCAACTTGATGAGCAGCCCCATGTCGACTCTCCAGGGGCTGTTCAGCAGCGGCGCCGACCCGGCAGATCCAAATCAGGTCGTGGGCGATATCGCCGCCGAGACCCAAGGCGGGGCATCGCCATCGACGGTAGCGACAGCCGAAAACGCGCTTGCGGGCGGCAGCGGACCGCCGGCGGCTTCGGCGACATCGAGTGCCGGCGCGCTCGCGAGCAAAGGCCTGAGCACGACCTCGCTTGCCCTCGGTGCCCTCGCCGGGCTCGGTAGCCTCCTGTCAAAGCCCAAGGCCGTCGCCCCGCCGGGCCCGAGCTCGACCGCGGCCACGCAAGGGCCGGTCTTCAACGCCAACCTCAACCCCACGGGCTTCATCAACCGGACCCCGCTCAACCCGCTCCCGGGTAGTGCGACCCAGACCCAGGGCGGCGGACCCGAGCAGCTATACTTTGCCGGCAACCAGCTCCAGAACCTGGGCGCGCCGGTGCCGGCGGCAAGAGGTGGCCACATGGTCAGGGGTGCGCTCTATGCCCGAGGTGGCGCCTTGGCGCCGCCGGTCTTCGCCACGGATGGAGGACAGAACTACGTCCAAGGCCCTGGCGATGGTACAAGTGATGATGTTGACGCAAAATTAAGTAACGGCGAATATGTCATGACCGCCCGCGATGTATCCGCACTAGGACGGGGCAGTAATGAAGCTGGCGCCAGAGTACTCGATGAGATGCGGCGCCGTCTTCATCAGGACACCGGCAGCAAGAAGGTGATCGCTCCCCAGGGCAAGAAAGGCCCGCTCGAATACATGCGCGAAGCCCGCGGGAGCCTCGCCGCGTGACGCGATTTTGCCGCCATGATATGATCGCCCACAGCGAAAGGCCGAGCTGCGCTAACAGCCCGGCCCTTCTGACACACTGCCGATGGATAGGATCGACAATGGCTGACCAAGACATATCCCGGCCCGTCGTCGTCTACAAGGTGACGCACGATTCGACTGGCCGTGGCTACATCGGGATCACTAACAAAGGCGACCCCACAAAACGCTGGGATCAGCACAAGGTAACGGCGCTCAGCGGCGACCGCAAACGCATGAAGTTCCTGCATCAGGCCATGAGGAAGCATGGCATCGCTGAATTCTCGTTTCAGGTTCTCTACGAAGCCGTTAATCGACGCGAAGCCGGTGCCGTTGAGCGCGCGTTGATCTCGGCCCACAACACATTCAGGCCAAACGGCTTCAACCTTTCGACAGGAGGAGAACCCGTCGGGGTTAAGCAGTCTATAGAAGCCAGAGAGCGGATGGGAGCATGGCAACTAGGTAGAAAGCTGTCTGACCAGACTAAGGAGAAGATCGGTAAAGCAAACCGAGGGAAACGGCGCACTCCAGAGCATATCGCGAAGATGACTGCCGCAATGCTTGGTCGCAGCGTTTCTCCAGAAACCCGCGCAAGACTCAGCATCGCCCGGCGCGGCAAGTCTGGCCTGACAGAGGATGGTAGACGTCGTCTTAGGGAATCCCACACGGGTCGGAAATGGACAGAGGAATCCAGGGCAAAGGCGTCGGCCAGCAAGAAAGGCGTCCCGTGGACAGACGCGCAGAGAGCGGCTATCACGGCGGCACAGCAGACGCCGGAGTACAGCGCAAAGATGCGCGAGGCTAGTGCCAAGAGAGGCGCGCCGGCCGAATTCACCGATGAGCAGAGGGAGGCATCGCGGCTGCGGGCAACGAAGCAGATGAGCGACCCTGAGAAGCGCCGTCAGCTTGCCGAGAAAGCTCGCCAACAACATGCCGATCCAGAATTCCGGGCGCGCTTTCTCGCCGGCCTTGCTAAGCGGGCGTCTCGCCGCGGTATTCCTCTATCGCCTGAACAGGCCGCCCATTTGCGCAGCTTCAGCGTCGGCAAGAAGTTGTCAGAAGAGACTAAAGAGAAAATAGCCGCCAAACTTCGTGGGCGCAAACTGACAACAGAACACAGAGAGAAAGTAATAAAGACTCTTCGCCCCGGGAGAAACAAGTGAGTTCAGGCATAAGTTCTATGCTTTTCCAGGGTTCAAGTCCAGTACCGGTGCCAACTGGTAGTGATACGTCAACAAATTTTCCACTTTGGCTCCAGACAAGCGCGTTCAATTTAGACAACGCTGCGACTAATCTTGCTCAGCAGCCCTTCACTCCTTTCCCTGGACAGCAAGTATACACGCCGAGTTCTCAGACTCTGCAATCGCAGCAGTTGGCCGGGAGCAACGTCGGGGATTGGCAGCCGGCATTGTCGTCGGGTCAGAACTTCATCAACCAGGGCGGGGCGCTTGCCGGGCAGGCCGCCAACCTGACGAATCAGGCGGCGCAGCCGATCGGGGCCTCGCAGATCAACAATTTCCTGAACCCGTACACGAACGATGTGGTGTCGGCGCTTCAGCAGCAGAGCAACACGAATTTCCAGCAGAACGTACTGCCGTCGATCCAGTCGCAGTTCGTGAGCGCGGGTCAGGCGGCGTCGCCGCAGCAGATGCAGGCGGACAACAACGCCCTGTTGGCGCAGCAGCAGGCGCTCAATCCTGCGGTCAGTCAGGCATTGCAGACGGGGTTCCAGGGCGCGCTCGGGGCGGCGCAGCAGCAGCAGCAGGAGCAGATGGCCGGAGCGGGACAGCTCGGGAACTTGGCATCGCTCGAGGGAAGTCTTGGTTCGCAGCAGGGCCAGATGGGCGCCTTGCAATCGCAGCTCGGGAGTTTCGACGTCGCGAACTTGGCGGCGTCGGGTCAGCAGCAGGACACGCTGTCGCAGGAGAACATCAACGCGTCGATCAACAACTTCAACCAGCAGCAGCAGTACCCGTATTCGCAACTGGGCTTCGTGTCCAATCTCCTGCACGGGTTGCCGGTCGGGTCGACGTCGCAGACGGCGACCGAGACGTTCCCGTCGGCGTTCGGGGCTTCGCCGTTCTCGACGGCGGTCGGGACGGCGCTGGGCGCGCAGTCGCTCGGGATCGGGGCGGCCAAGGGCGGCCACGTGCGCCGCGGTGCGCTCCAGGGCTATGCCGAGGGCGGCCGCTCGTTGGTCAGGACCGCGAGCTATGGCGACTACGGCACGAACCTCGAGCCCGAGGACTGGTGGCAGGCGCTGCGGGCACATCGGGCCGGGAACCCGAGGGATCCGCACGACCCAGAGGCAGAGAAAGATGTCGACGCGATGCGCCGGGACATTACGGAGAGCCAGATGTATCCCGACACGGAACGTCGGATGGCGCGCGGCGGTGCGCTCCAGGGCTACGCCGAGGGCGGCAGCACATCTAGCGACGACGCCATGGTTGGTGCGCGCCTTGCGGCTTCGCAGCCAAATGCGTCACTGCCGGCCCTGCATCGTCAGCTTGCGGAAAGCTATGGCATGACGCCAGGACCGAAATCCAAGGCGTACTGGGCATCATGGCAGCACGATCTCGACGCTGCGAAAAATGCCCCGTTGAGCGGCCGCCAGCCGACAGCCGACGACGTCGCGGCGGCGGTTTCGAACTTGCCCAGTTCATTCTACGCCGGGCCGAGCGCCGACGACGCGCGCGCGCAGCTTGGCAAGCCGCTGGGATATGCCCGCGGTGGCTACCGCCGCACGCCGGCTCTGTCGCCGGGCTACCGCCGGGCCGCGTGATCCTTGGCCACGCTCGACGACTACTACACCGCTCCTACCCAGGACGACCAGGGCGCCTCCACGGGGGCGCTACAGCCGCGCCAGCAGACCGGCGGCACGACGACGGGCCAACAGCGTGGCCCCGCGCTGGCGCCCGGCTACGGCTACGGCATGGGCATGACGGACCCGCTCTATGCCCTGAGTGCGACTGACACCAGCGCCTTGGCGCCGCAGGACTACGAACCCTCGGACACGACGAAGAGCTATTTCAAGGCGAGCCAGGCCTTGATGGGAAACGACCCGGCGGGGCGTTTCCAAGATCTCGCGGACTCGCGCGACAAGGCGGCGCAGCAGAAGATGGCCGCGATCGAGCGCGCGATGACGAACCTGCAGAACGTGGGTCAACAGCAGACCGTGAACCTGCCGCTGCTGGCGGCGGCGGCCGGGATGTTGGCTCCGACCAGGACTGGCGGCTTCGGCGAATCCGTCGGCAATGCCATGCGAGAGGCCGTGCCGGCGCTAGGGCAGCAGCGGCAGATGGTGCAGGAGCGCGCGCTGCAGCAGGCTCGGCTTGGGATCGAAGAGGGCAGTATCCCGTCGGAACTGAGCCAGGAGCAGATGCAGGACTACCTGAAGCAGCTCCAGGTAGGCGAGCAGTACGGGCAGACCGGGGCGCGGCTGCAGTCGGGCGAGTTGATCGCTCGAGCGCGGGAGCGCGCGTCGGAACTCGGCTATCAGGGGAAGGTGGGGTCAGCGGCGATCACGGCGCAGGGCCGCGTCGATTCCGCCAGCGTGCTGGCGGATCGGGGGCGGTTTGCCTACATCGGTCCGAACCCGGCCGACCAGAACGAAGGCGTCTATCTCGACAAGAACACGGGCACCACGCATTTCGGCGCCGCCGCGCTTGGGAAGGGTCTGGCCCCCGCCGACACGGCGCAGATCCGCACGGCCAAGAGCCTACAGATGGAATACGCGAAGCCGGAGAATGGAAGGATCAAGCTCACGTTCCCGGATGCCTACGGGATGACCCGCGCCGGCGTGAACAATCCGCACCAGTGGGTCAGCGAGGTCCAGGCCGCCCAGCGCCTGATCACGACAGCGAATCCCGCCATAAAGCCAGATCAGGCGCTTGAGATGGCGCGCGATCAGGTGACCAAACTGCACGAGCAGCAGAAACAGCAGCAGTCCGGCGGCACGCCGCAAGCCCCGGCTCCAGCGCCTGCGCAACCCGGTGCAGCACCAGCCGTGGCGCCAGGAAATCAGGGCGCGCAAGGCGCCCTCAGACGTGCTACAGATCCAGAGCTCGCCGCCGCCCGGGCCGCGCTCCAGGGCGTCCGCTCCGACGGGACCAAGACCGCCCCGGCCGACCGCGCGGCAGTCGAGCAGCGGCTTAGAGAGCACGGCATCGATCCCACGGGGCTCTGATGGGGAAGATAAAGCAAATGGTCGATTCCGATGTTGTCGACATCGTGGTTACCAAAGCTCAGATCGACGAGATCAAACGGTCTTTTCCGAAAGGCCGCCTCAGTAGTCACGATAGTCCGCGCAGA